ATGAGTAAAGAAAAAAAGATATACACATACGGATGTAATGACTGCGAGGAGACATATGAGTTCGAGCACCCACAGACGTACAAGAACTGCACAAAGTGTGAATGGAGGGGAGAGATTCGACTACGCTCAATCGAGGTAATTGATGAGGAGGTCGGAGATGAATAGCTTTCACATCTGCTACATGATAGGAGATAACCTATGCACTGGCGACACAATACAAGCGTCAAGTTACCGAGACGCACTGAGAAAGTTCGGTAGGAGATACAACATTATATACATATGCAAGCTATGACACACAACAAATCATTCGCACTGACATTCACCCTGCACGGTGAGAGGTCCTACACAAAGATACATTGCGAGGACGACCTAACGGCACTCAACTACTTCAACTTCTTCTTCCCTGAGGCAGAGTTGATAGACATAGAGGAGAGCATGGTGCAGATAATCATCGAGGAAATAAACGAGAACTAACATGATAACATTACTTTCAATAATAGCATTCGGCCTATCGCTCTGGCTGGTACATCTTTCGATGGACAACATACTGAGCATAGCCGTCAGGTCGATAGTTATTCCAATCGGAATGCTTTGTATGTTCGGCTCATGCATCGCATTCTTTTTATCAATCTTAAATTTAATACTATGAAAAATTTAATTCTAATTATGGTGTTGATGTTCAGCACCAACCTGATGTCACAGAAGTTCGACGTGCCAGATGGATTCGAATACACAAAGATAGGTGACTATCTCAGGGTATCGAAGAGTAAGGAAGATGCTATAACTGTGTGCATGAATGTGTACAACTTTTACAATCTAAACACGCTTGATCTTCAGGTGGACAACGAATCAGTTGTACCTGTATTCAGGTCATTTGACTCAAAGAAAAAGAATCATGTTATAGTTCTTTTTGTAATGACCTACAATAATATGTATGACGTTGTTCTGAGGGAGATAAAGGACAAGGACTTCTACTTCTTCACGTACAAGGACTATGACGGATATAGTTATGACCTAATGTACAGGAAACAATGAGGGCCTGGGAAGAATTAGTCAATGACGTAGACAAGTCATTGTACTGGACAGAAGACAGCGACTGGTACCTGGACATGGGTGTCAAGATAGAGAGGTTCCATAAGGACGGACGTATCGAGATCAAGAACGTCATGACCTCTACAGAAAAGTTCGAGGATGTAAATGGAAAATTTTTAAAGGTGTTCGAGACCGAGGGATGGTTCATTGGATGTGTCAAGCTAAACATAGACGTTCATCAGCGTAAACTGATGAGGGCCAATGAGTTGGTGAGGATCTCTATATCCAACGGCAACGAGAGAATGGTAGACATTTTCAAGCAACGCAGAGAAGTAATTCAAAAAAAAATACACAAATACCGTAACTTATTAACAAAAAATGATTAATATTGTAACCCCTAATTTAATTTAATATGCACTGGAGAAATTTAATGAAAGACAACAAGTACCTCGGCTCATGGGACTTAGAGGTCAATGGAAAGTATGAGCCCAAGCTGGTAACCATCAAAAAGATATACCAGGACGTCTTCGTAGGCGAGATGGGTAAGGAGGATAAGGTCTTCCTTATTATGAATGAGTTCGACAAGCCGATGGTTTGCAACCGATCAAACTTCAAGAGGTTAGAAAAGTTCTTTGGAACATTCGACTACAACGAGTACATCGGTAAGCAGATCGTCCTTAACACCGAGAAGGTCAAGTCACCTGCAGGAATGGTGGACGCACTTCGTTTCAGCACCAGGCCCCTGCCCAAGAAGAGTAAGAAGGTTCTTACTGACGACCAGATGGAGAAGGCGACTGAGTCTGTATCAAACGGACGGTCAACACTGGCAAAGATAGCTGCCGTGTACGAACTGAGTGATTCACAAACTAAAACCCTGAAGGATGCTGAGAGTAAGAGCAAGTAATTGTGCGGCCCTATTCACGGGCACTGACGGCCTCACTGAAAAGCAGATGGAGGCACTTTATGTATTGATAAACAAGGTCAAGCTTACAGACAATCAGGCGGCCAAGCGTGATGAGCTGATAGCCAAGCGTGACGCACCCATCACACTGGGTATCGGTGCAAGGACACTGATCGAGGAGTCAATCGATGAGCTGGTGTACGAGTACAAGACCTCGTTCAGCACCAGGGAGATGACCAAGGGTACAGATGTTGAGGACGAGAGTATAGAGATATACAACCGAATCTTCTTCACGGACTACCGTAAGATGGAGGAGTTTGACGATCATTTCTCGCTCAATTTTCTATTCGCATCAGGTCATCCTGACATTGTTGATTGTGAAAGACTTAAGGTGATAGACATTAAGTCTAGCTGGTCAAAGAAGACGTTTCCAAAACGTCCACCAAACAATCCAGCATACGAATGGCAGGTAAAAATGTACCTGTACATGCTGAGTAAGAAGACTGGTAAGCACTGGGGTGATGGTGAGATTGCGTATGTACTCACGACCACTCCTGAGGAATTAATGCCTGAGCATGAGGACGATAGTCTGCATTATATGGACGGACTGAATGACCACCTTAGGGCAACCGTGGTGAAGATACAGCTGACCGAGGATGACATCAAGCACATGGATGCGAGGATGTTTGCGGCAGAGATGTATGGAAAGGAATATGTAAAATTTTTAACAACCAAAAACAAATAGAATGAGTAATCAATTTAAAATGACAGGTGTCGTAGAAAAGATCTTTGACACGGAACACGTAAGTGAAAAGTTTAAGAAGAGAACGTTTGTACTGAACGATCAGGCAGACAAGTACCCACAAACCATATCGTTCCAGACGGTGCAGGACAAGACAAGCCTACTAGACTCTATGATAGAGGGACAGGAGGTAGAGGTATCGTTCAACCTTAGGGGGCGTGAATGGACCAGTCCTGATGGCGTAGTGAAGTACTTCAACACACTAGAGGCATGGAGAATAGAGGGATCCTCTGAACCAGCTCCACAGCCAGTTACAACTGAAGAGAAGGACGGAGACCTTCCGTTCTAAGCATTGTGTGTTCATGATGAAAGCAGTTAGGGTTCTGCTGGTTAGCTGACCATACTCAGTAAAAACCTATAACACCGACTGTATGGTGGTCGGTGTTTCTTTAACCAACTTAATTTAATCATATGGAATACCACACGACACGTACAGATAATCTTGACAAGAGAGACAAGGTGATAGAGACCTTGAAGGACCACTACGACGATAGGAGTAGGAAGGGTATCATCAAGTACGACACCACACTACATGACAATAATGACGATGACTTCCTTGTGCATCTGCTAGAGGAGTTGATGGATGCCACGGCATATATTACTAAACTTCTAATGCAGAGAAAGGATGATAACGTACTTTAAGACAATAAACGACACAGACAAGCCCTACCATATAGACATAGATAGGGCGATAGATCGGATCCGTGACGGATCTTCAAAGGACTTGATAGGTAGGGTTAGGTTAGAGGGAGATAAGGATAGCAGGAATAAGTTAAAGAAACAACTGCCTGCTATCTGCTTCTCTGGAACCTTTTCCGACAGGCGTGACATCTCTATCATAGAGCACAGCGGAATCATGTGCCTGGACTTCGATGGGTTCAGGGACGAGCAGCACCTACACTCAAAGAGGGTGGAGCTGATGCAGGATGAGTTCACGTACTGCCTATTCACATCTCCATCTGGTGATGGACTTAAGACACTGGTTCGTATACCCAAGGACGCAAAGAATCACAAGAAGTACTTCAAGTCACTTGAGAAGTATTACGCATGCGATGAGTTCGACACCTCGTGCAAGAACATATCGAGGGTATGCTACGAGAGCTATGATCCTGACGTGTATACAAACGAGCTATCATCCGTATGGAATGACATGGAGAAGGAGACAGAGTTTGTAACACCTTCCAAGGCAACCATAAAGATATCAGACAGCAACGAGATCATACGCAGGCTCTCACTATGGTGGGACAAGAAGTATGGAATGGTCCAGGGACAGAAGAACAACAACCTGTTCATCCTGGCATCAGCACTCAATGAGTTTGGTGTCAATCAGGACGAGGCATTTACTGCGCTTAACTCATACGACTCAACTGGAGATAAGTCTTCAGAGATCATGGCTATAGTTCGTAGTGCTTACAAGAACATGTATGGACACAACACTAAGTTCTACGAGGACGTAGACAAGACATCGGCCATAGCCAGAGACATAAAGATGGGCGTGCCTATTGATGAGATCAAGGACAGCAACAAGGACGTCGATGTCGATGAGGTCGCTAAGACCGTAGACTTCAACGAGTTTTGGATAAAGAACAGCAAGGGCAAGGTAGACCTTGTTCCCCACCTGTTCAGACTATACTTGCAGGAAAATGGTTTCTACAAGTACTACCCAGTGGGTAGTAATAACTTTGTATTCGTCAGGGTGATTGACAACACCATATCTGACGTTAACGAGGAGATGATAAAGGACTTCGTACTTGACTTCCTTCTAGGCATCGACGACATGTCGGTGTACAACTTCTTCGCACTGAATACAAAATTTTTTCAGGAGACATTTCTAAACTATGTCTCCAGGATAGATCCAGACTTCATGGTGGACAACACGGATGAGGCTTATCTATACTACCTTAACTGTGCCGTAAAGGTCACAAGGGATAGCGTAGAAACCATTTCTTATAAGAACCTCAAGGGGCATGTATGGGAGAAGCAGAAGATAGACAGGGACTTTATCAAGTCTGATTTCAAGGACTCAGAGTTCAGGTACTTCATAAAGAACATATCTGGAGACAGGTCCGACAGCACTAGGTCTATGGAGAGCACGCTTGGATACCTCATGCACTCACATAAGCCAGCAAGTTATTGCCCTGCTGTTATACTAAATGATGAGATAATATCTGACCATCCTGAGGGTGGTACTGGTAAGGGTATCTTTGTCAAGTCAATAAGCCACATCAAGAAGATGGTTATAATTGACGGCAAGGGATTCTCATTCCAGAAGTCTTTCCCATACCAGAGGGTGCAGGTAGACACACAGACTCTTGTCTTTGATGACGTCGCAAAGAACTTTGACTTCGAGAGACTTTTCTCTGTAATAACGGAGGGTATAACTCTTGAGAAGAAGAACAAGGACGAGATCCATATACCATTCGAGTACTCTCCAAAGATTGTAATAACTACAAACTATGCGATAAGAGGTGCTGGTAACAGCTTCGAGAGGCGTAAGTGGGACCTTGAGTTCAAGCAGTACTACACAAAGAGTTTCACACCTGAGAGCGACTTCGGTCACATGCTATTCAGCGAGTGGAATGAGTCTGAGTGGTCAAAGTTTGACAACTACATGATCGACAACCTTCAGCTATATCTTAAGAGTGGTCTTGTTGTATGCGAGTTTAAGAACCTAAAGGCTAGGAACTTTATTGCTGAGACAAACTCAGACTTCTGGGAGTGGGCTGACGCAAAGGACAACTACTACACCAACAAGGGATCTGCAAGCCTGGGTATGGATCTTTACAACAACTTTACTCAGGAGTATCCAGACTATGGGCCTTATGGAAAGTTTAAACTTTCTCATAGCAGGTTCTACAAATGGTTGGATAGCTTTGGTAAGTTTAAGTACGACACCAAGCCGATTATTACCAGGAATGCAACTGGTAAGATGATAGAATTTATAGAAACTGAGCCTGAACAGGTGAAACTAAACTTTTAAGATATGAGACTACGTGACTACCAGGTTGACATATCCAGGAGGGGTGTCGACATACTGAACAGACTCAATATGGTTTGCCTTGCGATGGAGGTACGCCTCGGTAAGACCTTCACATCCTTAGAGATATGTAGGCTTGCTGGGGCTACCAAGGTTTTGTTCTTGACAAAGAAGAAGGCCATATCATCCATACAGTCCGACTACGACACGATGGATCCAGGGTTTGATATAACGATTATAAACTATGAGTCTATACATAAGATTGAGGATGTGATGTTTGACGTGGTTGTGTGCGATGAGTCACACACCATGTCTGCATTCCCTAAGCCAAGCATAAGGACACGTCAGATAAGAAAGATGNTNTCCATAAACAATGCGAAGATTATACTCATGACTGGGACACTGACGCCTGAGTCTTACAGCCAGATATATCATCAGTTCTATGTACACCCAGACAATCCGTTCAGGAACTATAAGAACTTTTATGCATGGTCTCATGACTATGTAAATGTCTGGCAGAGGAAGATAAATAGCTTCATGGTAAATGACTATTCTCGTGGTATCGAGGACAAGATCATGGGTGCGGTTGCACCATACGTGATATCATTCACGCAGAAGGAGGCTGGATTCTCTACAGACATAGAGGAGGAGATCCTGTATGTCAAGATGCAGGACAGGACGTACCAGATATGTGACAAGCTTTCTAGGGATCTAGTTGTGGAGGGAAGCGAGGAGGTAATCCTTGGTGACACTCCTGCTAAGTTGATGCAAAAATTACATCAGCTATATAGCGGCACCGTTAAATTTGAATCAGGAAATAGTATGGCCATTGACAGAACAAAGGCTATATTTGTCAGGGACAAGTTTAAGGGGACTAAGATCGGTATATTTTACAAGTTTAAGGAGGAGCTAAAGGTNCTTCAGTCTGTATTTGGTGATANCCTCACTACAGACCTTGATGAGTTCAATTCAACCGACAAGTCAATCGCACTTCAGATCGTNTCTGGNCGTGAGGGTATATCGCTACGTAATGCTGCACACCTTGTCTTCTATAACATAGACTTCTCTGCAGTCAGTTACTGGCAGGCCAGGGATAGGATGACGACGATGGAGAGGACATTTAACAAGGTGTACTGGATATTTAGTGAGGGTGGTATAGAGGACAAGATATACACAGCGGTCAAGAAGAAGAAGAGTTATACTGTTAACATATTTAAAAAAGATTATGACGATAGAACAAATTGAAAAAAGATTAATGGATCTTAAAGAAAAACTGGCAGGTATAAATATTAAGCTTTGCGAGCTTAATAGCACTAAGTCAGCTGTAAAGGCAAGCATTGAGTTGTACGAGGATAAGCTAATGAATCAATTAGAGCTGGACTTTGATGATTGTGAATAACATATAACTACTTATATGACTGAACAAAAGATACAGGCTAAGTTGATAAAGCAGTTGGAGTCGGATGGCTATTACGTTGTAAAGCTGTCCGTCACCAACAAGCCAGGGATACCTGATCTTATTGCGATACCTAAGGACTCAGACGCTGAGTTCTATGAGGTCAAGCGTCCTGGTAAGAAACCTAGGCCATTACAAGAATATAGAATTAAAGAGTTAAAGAAACACGGAATAAAAGTATATGTATATGACGGACAAATTAAATGAATTGAGACAGGTAAAAGACAGTGTGTTTAAGCACGATGTTAGTAAAGAATCATCACCGCTTCTTGTAAGGCAATCTAATATTCATAAAGATAAGATGGATAAGATTATGAAAAATAAAGTCACAGAGATAGAAGAACTATGTAAGATGTATCCCAATGATGCAGACCTGGGTAGTGAAATGAGAATTTTAATTAAAAACGAAAATAAAATAAAATGAGTATAGAAAATCAAATATTTGCACAGTACTTCGAGAACAAGCGTAAAGCCCTTAAAAGAGAGATGAGTGAACCAGTATATAAATTAAAGCTTATTTTTAAAGTGTTTGGTTATAAGATAGTGATATTTAAAAAGTTAAGAAAATATGATAGATAAGATTTTACATGTGATAGAGAGAGATAATCTAGCTACCAAGGACAGGAGGAGAGAGAAGCTGCATAAGAGGGCATTTCTTTGTGCTATCCTTAGGAAGCAGGAGTATCCACTAAGCTTTATAGGTAAGCTGTTTAATAGAAACCATGCAACCGTTATACACTCTATAAAGAACTATATACACTGGAGTAAGACTAACGATCCTTTGTTTCTGGAAGACGTTCAGGACTACAAGGTGTTACTGGATTACTATGAAAAGTATATACCTGAAAAGAGAGATATCATGGACGACATATTAAGATGCAAGGACATGAGCATGCTGAAGGTTATAAAGAGGAGGGTTGAGAATGGAAGGTACTAGGGGAGTCTATTGCGTAGACATAACCCTGGAGGCCAAACCTATATCAATGCGTTCCAGGCTACGTAAGATAAATAAGACTATAAAAAAAATACCGTTAGCACTTGACGACTCATTAAACCCTCTAAATGAAAGGTTTATAAGCAGGTTTATGAAGAAGGAAGATATTCACAAATACAATGTGAATTACACCATATCNAANAAAAAATACCTGTCAGGGCTTTGCTACGAGATATAAAATACATATATTTACAATTATGAGTCATGTAAATTACGTCAACGCTGTAATGTCTGAGATAAATAACATGACCGACTCTATATACGAGGCGTTGATGGATGAGGATAATAGTGAGTTGAAAGACAATATTCAAAATTTAATCAAGATCCTTAAGGATATACAAAAATCACATGAGAGTTTATCGGAATAGAGTACTGGAGCTGTATGACAGCAATGTAACAAATAAGGCTGAAATTTCTAGGCGTATAATTAAAGAGTTTGAGCTTGAATCAAATACTGAAGCCGTAAGGATGCAGGTGTCAAAGATTATAAAAAATAGAGCCATTGACAACGAGTGCGAGGCTGTTGGTATAGATCCAGATAAGGTTAAGCACTACTGGTACAAGGGCAAGCATTACTCCATAAATGTATCAGGTAAGGATGAGTTTGATCCTGAATCATTTATATCTGATCTGACTGAAGAGGTATCCAAATGGAGTCCAAAATACAAGAAGATCAAGAGGAAGAGGACAAAGGATCCTCACTGCCTTGTCTTTGATCCTGCCGACATCCACATAGGAAAGCTTTGCTCGTCATTCGAGACTGGTGAGGAGTACAACAGTCAGATCGCTGTACAGAGGGTTAAGGAGGGGCTTGAGGGCATCCTATCTAAGTCTGAGTCATGGAACATAGACAAGATAATATTTATAGCTGGTAACGACGTACTTCACACCGACAATCCCAGGAGACAGACGACCTCTCAAACCCCACAGGATACCGATGGTATGTGGTACGAGAACTTTGTTACGGCCAAGAGATTGCTTGTAGATATCATCGAGACCTTGATGTCTGTCGCTGATGTCGAGGTTGTTTACAACCCAAGTAACCATGACTATATGAGTGGGTTCATGCTGCTTCAATGTATCGAGGCATGGTTCCGTAAGTCTAAGAACATCACGTTTGATAATGACATGTCTCACAGGAAGTACACGGTCTATGGGAAGAATCTTATTGGAAGCACACACATGGACGGTGCCAAGTCTCAGGACCTTCCGATGCTTATGGCGCACGAGGCGTCAGAGAACTGGAACGATTGCAAGCACAGATATATTTACGGGCATCATATACATCACAAGACATCTAAGGATATATTTTCGGTCTGTATAGAGACGCTTAGAAGCCCGTCTTGCAGTGACTCATGGCATCACAGAAAAGGATTTCAGCACGCTCCACAGGCGGTTGAAGCCTTCATTCATAGTCCTGAGCATGGCCAGGTTGCTAGGCTTACTCACCTTTTCTAGTTACCTTATTTTACCAAATGTTTTCTCGAACTTATCTATCTCTTCCTGAGATTTGTCAAGATAATTTTTCTTGTAGTATATCTGGTATCCCTCTTTGAGTATTTTGTTTCCTACTTTTGCAAGCTTAAATGACTGAGATAGTTCCTTTAATTCTTGATCATCTAGGCTGTCGCCATACCTTGAGTATAGTCTTGCCGCCATCATCTTAGGGGATCTTTCGTAAATTATATTAGTCATCTCCTTAAACATCTCCTGACCTTTTAAGTCTTTTCTAATGGTGTATGAACCGTAGTAAGGTCTGTCCTTTGTATTGACATCGTTCTTGTCAAGTATATCTTCAAGTTTTTTTAATTCTTTTTTATACTCTTTACTATTGTAGTCTCCATTTCTAAGTACCTCTGAGTCTACATTTTTATTGATATCTTTTTTTATTTTTATTTTGGTTAGATATGCATCTGTATCTATACTTTTCTCAAGATCTTCTAATCTATCTTGGTTCTTGTATCTCAAGAGGTTTGGATTCGTATGCCTTACCATTTTTTTACTAACCACGTCTAGGAAATGTCCCATACCATTATCAAACGTATCAGAATTTTCTTTAAATGCATCTGCCTCTGTATTAAATAATCCGTTTGTAAGAGCATAAAATATAGATATACTTGGGTTTGTGCTTTCACTTGTTACAATTTTCTCTACGGCAGCCTGGGCTCTCTTTGGAGACATGTCAAGTGCAGGTGCAACCACCTTGTATATATCATTTACTCTGTCATCGTAAAGACCTTCTGCATACGGCTTTATCTTTTTATCTTTAGGCTCATAAAAAACCTTATCTCCTGTAAATGTATCCTCATTGTATGTGTATGTCAACCAAGCTGCAGCAAGTGGATTTCGTTTTACAATTCCTCCAAGTGCCTGACCTACCGACTCATCCCCCATAACAGGTCCGAGTACGTCTAATGGTGCAGACATCTCTATAGACTTCTTTATAGCTTTATCATCTGTCTTGTAATCAATACCTTGAGACTTTAAAAGATACTTTGTTGTGTACTGCTCTGTAGCTGTTCCAAGTATAGAAAGCAGAGGAAGTTTTTTAATCCTGACGTACTGATAGTTGCCGTCCTTATCCTTGTTACCTGTAAATATTATATGATAGTTTGCCTTTTCGTACATAGATATTGAATCTAATATGTCTTGAACTTTTTTCTTTTCCTCCTCATCGTCTCCTATTGCTCTAAGTAATGTTCCTAAGGAAGTTGCAGTCATACCTGCGGCCATTACCGCATACTGTACCACATTGGATGTAAAGCCTACTGGATTTTTTCTTGCAAAGTCTAACGGTCTTCTAAGTCCCTGCATTGCAGCGTTGAAGTATGGAAGTGCTTGATCCATCTGCTTAACCCATGTACCTCCCTGAGAGAAGTCAATAGTCTCCCTTGACTGTGCTGCTGCCTCAAACATTATGTCCTCCATCTCCTGCTGATTTGGAGATCTATCATTCTCCTTCTCAAACTTCTTAATCTCTGCTTTCTTAACCCTTTCATATACAGCTAGTCTGAATGACATCTCACCAGTCTCTCCAACGTAAGACATAAACCTTGCGTATGCAGCCAGCCCCTTCTGTGCCTTGTTAAGTATCCTGTTCTTAAGCTTCATATCCTGAACCATTCTAAGACCGTCTGTGGATAGGAAGTCCATAGCACCTCCGTGCTCCATAAACTCCATTTTAATCTTATTATAATTCTTTGTATTTCCACTTTTTCTTAAAAAGTTTTTTACAAAATCATATGCCAGCTGTACTGTTGCCAGTGGTTTTATGGATGAGTATACGTCTGAAAAGAATGCTATGTTTGCGAAGTCAACTGCAGTGTTACCAACGATAAACAATGGGTTACCACCCGTCGCAAAGAACCTTAATATATTTGCACCACTTATCTTTCCAAGGCCTTTTAGAAAATTATTTTGATTCTTGATGTCTAAAAGCTGTCTTGCATAGTCTTCCTTCATGACCATCTCCTTCTTTACACCATCCTGAAAGTATTCAACCTTTCTGAAACCAGGGGGTACCTTCTTTACAGGCCCCTCAATTATAAAGTCTGATAGAGCTTCCTTGCCTGCCTTGTCTATGGATTCATATCCCTGAGCAAACTCATTCAGCATTTCATTTTCAAATGATCTCCTTACAACTATATTAGTGTTCATCATAAGAAGAAACCTTGCGTCGAATAGGATCTCATTCTCGTTCATGTCTGAGAGCTTCATTATATCCTTCTTGTTTACACCAAGCGTAGACACAGCGTTGTTTATATCTTCGTCAGTCATGGTGTCCTGAGGTATGATATACTTTAGAGTCTTTATCGGAGAGTACTCCACATCCTTAAGGTTTTCGTAAGTCTCCTCTGTTATACGTCCAGAATCCCTGAGCATCTTAAGATTGTTCTTGAATGCCTCGAAGTATTCGTCTGCTCTTTTTGATAGGGCATCAAACTCTTTCTTACCTAGATCCTGCTCAAACTTTTCTAAGTTTTGAAGTGCAGTCTGCTCGTCAAGTCCATCCATTCCCTTGTATGGATTCATTCCCCTCTCACGTCTATTTTCATTGATCGCAACTATACGTCTTGCGTATATTATGAGTTCAAGGTTTTCTATCTGGTCTGCCTTTAGCTTTCCAAAAATTTTCTTGTCCTGCTGTGTAAACAGTTCGTTTGCATATCCAGACGCACCAGCCTTTGTTACTATCCTGTTTATGATCTTACTTACCTTCTTAGGGTTAGGTACAAAGTCCTTTATGACTCTCTTTATGTCGTTCTGTCTGTCGAACAATCCTCTTCTTAGTCTTCTAAGTATCGGTCCCTTACCCTTGTTTGTATCCTTTATCTTCTTGTCAGACTTCTTCTTCAGATTTCTGATATCAATACTTGGCTCTACAGGCCCGTCGTCCTTCTGCTTACGCTTGGCTGGGGATTCTTTAGCTCTCTCTATACCTTTCTTTAGACCGTCAGATGTGTATGCCGCATCTTCATTAGCTCCAAGCATCTCATACATTCTTTTCTCAAAGTCCCATATACGTTCCTGTATCATAGCTGGAGAGGTATTAAATGTCTTAGCTACCTCTTGAAATGCCTTGTCTGCAAGTCCACGCATACGCCTTCCTTGTATTGTGCTCTCTGCCCATGGTATCTTTATAGCTCCCTTCTTTTTAGTTTTCTTGTTCTCTGCAACAAGATCCTGACCTGCCAGCCTAGCCATAGTCCTTGCGTACCACATGTCTTTTGTTACAGTTGAAAAGTTTTGAAACCTATTGAGGATGTAAGAACCTAGTTTAGCTCCAGTCATACCAAACACTCCAAAACCTCCATTTTCTTTAGACATATACTCATTCTGCTTCAACGCTTTAGGACCCTTCTCTGGTAATACAAACATATCAGCTACCTCTTTGTAGGAGTGTTCAGATGTTATCCAATCCATAGCCATATCTATATCTCCACCCATCTTATCTATTAAGGTGTTAAACTTATCAAGACCTGTCTGAGAGTAGGCTGGAGTTACTTTTGATCTCATAGATTTCCCTTCCTTATCCAACCTAGGCTTCCCTGTATCTACACGTTTACCTCCAGGTAACGTCTTCCACTCTGTAGCTATCTTGTCTGAATATCCAGACAGCTCACCAGTCTTCATGAATCTATCGAATATATCAAACCCTTTCCATGAGTCCATCTCAGGATTTGCAGATGGAGATGCAAATGCACTTACCAGGTGATATAGTTTTACCTCTGTATTTGTAAGTGGTCTACCGTACTCTTTCTTTGCGTACTCTTGAAGTATGGGATTTGTCTTCTCAACTATATCTTTGTCGTAGAATGATACGTAGTCATCTTTTCTTACCTTCTCCCACGCTGTAAGCTCAAGAGTAATGTGATCTGCAAACTTATCTACAATCTCACTGTCAGATAGATCTTTTACATCTTTATCAAATACTTTATTTTCTTTACTCCAACTATCGAGCCATTCAGCTACATCTTTAGTTGACTTTAATTTAGGTTTATCTTTAGATAGAAATAAATCTTCAGCTTGATTTCTAGCTGTGTCTGACATTTTTTCATCTACAACAGATTGAGGTATAACCTTAAGATCTACATCACTGATCTCCGCACCGACTGCAACCTTTCCTGCTATTGTGTTCAACAGGTCAACCACCTCACCGTCAGTGAATGACTTTCTTCCGAACATCTTGGC